CGCCTTCTGAGCGCACTCCCTTCTTGACCGCCCACCACTCCGGCAAAAGCTGCTGGCAATCGAGCAGGTCAGCAGGCACCAGATCGGCGCTGATCGCCTTGGTCTTGTACGGGTCCGCCTCGCGCACGCGCACGCGCGTCTTGGTTTTATTAGGTATAGAAGTTAATTCTTCTTCTTTAGAAGAAGAATAAGAAGTAGAGGGAGACCCGGCTGCGCTCGTGTCTCCCAGAGTAACGGGCCTGTCAAGTGTTTCAGAGGCCGACTGCTCGATCAGCAGACCGCAGAACGCAGGCACTGACAGGGCTTTGGGCTTGTGTTTCAAGATGTAGTCGTACAGCTCAGGCTGCACTGTGAGGTTGATTCGGGGCATCGCCAGGTGGCACTGATTTGAACCGATCTGAACCGATCTGCACCGATTTGCACGGATTTGAACGGATCGGTGCAAAAGCTAGCCAGCCCTAGCCGCAGTGGCAAGGCCTATCGGCGCTAGTCGATTAGTCCCTTGCGACCCGCTGCAGGACTGCTGCACACCGCCACGAAAAAGGCCCCTTCCGGGGCCGTCTGCTCAGTCTTTGCCGGGCCAGCGTTTCTTGATCGGTGGGCCGCTGTCCGGCTCTGTGAGCGCTCGCTCTAGCAAGTAGGCGGCGAGGTTGCTGATGGATCGGCCTTGTTCGTTGCTCTGCTCAATCAGGTGCGTGGCCACCGCATGGGAGACGGTGATCGTGAGGCGCTGGGGACGCCGCGAAAGATAGGAAAGGTTTGCGGGCATGATCGGGATGCAGTGGCTAGCCGTCGCAAAGCGGGACTAGCGCGTATCAACACCATAGACTGCGCTAGCGCGAACTAATCAAGCTGAGGCGCATTTGCGGTCTACTGCTGCAGCAAAAAGCCCTAGAGGAAATCCCCTAGGGCCAGTGGCAATTCGATGGGGCGCTGCTGCTTAGATCAGCTCGCGGGCTTCCTCCAGAGCCGCGAAGGCCTGATCGAGGTGCCAGCGGAAGCGGTCCAAGGGCTCCTGCAGCACTGCGGGCAGGTCATAGAAGCTCCGGGCGTCTTGCAGGCACACGCAGGCCTCCCTAAGGCCGGCTCCGAGGTTTTCATGGGCCTGGCCGTCGCTGCTGAGCAGCTCCAGCAAAGTGCTGCGCGTGATCGGCTGAGCGGTCAGGTCTGAGATCGCAGTGGTCATGCGGCTTTTCGGCTGTGGTTTCAGGCCAAGCAGCTCTGGCGCGACTAGGCCTGTAACCACAGAATAGCCTAGAGCGAATTGAACGATGACAACGGCGATTTACGCCCGCGTCAGCACCGAAAGCGACGACCAGGCCCACGCCTTACAGCAGCAGCTGAGCCGCCTACGCGAGCACGCTGCCCAGCTCGGCGAGCCCGTGGTGGAGTTTGTGGATGTGGCATCTGGCACCCGCGACGACCGCCCGCAACTGAAGCGTCTGCTGGAGTGCTGCGCTGATGGACTGCTGAACACGGTGCTCTGCACCCGCATGGATCGGATGAGCCGCTCCACGGTGCATGGCGGAAAGCTGCTGCGCCTGTTCAACCAAGACAGCTGGCCGAACCTGATCTGCCTAGATCAATCCATTGATCTGTCTACAGCGATGGGGCGCTTCTACGCCAACTTGCTGATGGGCATGGCGCAGATGGAATCGGAGTTGATCGGCGAGCGCGTGCATCACGGCCAGATGTATGCCCGCCGGCAGATGAAGCCTCAGGCGGGCAAACCACCGTTTGGCTATCGCTACAGCGAGGGGAAGCTCAACTACGAACTGGACCCCGAGACGGCACCGGTGGCGCGGCAGATCGTGGAGCGCTTTTTGCAGAGCTGCAGCCTGCGCGACGCCTTCGACTATCAGTACAAGCAATGCGGACCGGCCTTTCGCAGCCTGGAGGGCCTGCGGCGTTGGCTGCTGAACCCTGCGATTGCTGGCTGCCGCGTTTATGGGACATTTCGCTGGAAGGTGGACAGTGACGGCAACAAGAGCCGGCAGATCAACAAGCCAGGCGAGGTGGAGGAGATCCACCCGCACGCCCACCCGGCGCTGATCACGCACGAGGAGCAGATAGAGATTGCGCAGGTGATGCAGTCACTGCGCACGCGGGCCATAACGCCAATACGCAAGCGCCGCAGCCGAGTGTTGACCGGCTTGGTGTTTTGCGGCCATTGCGGCGGCCTAATGCACTACCACCAGCCGCGCCATGACGGGCCGATCTATCTGCGCTGCACCCATGAGGTGTGCCCTGTGCGGCCGCATAAGGCGATCAAAGAGGAGGCGGTGCTGGAGGCCGTGCTGCAGCGGTTGTGGGAGAAGCGGGAGCTGCTGGCCTACGGCAGCGTGGTGGATGAACTGCGGCTCAAGCAGCGGCTGAGCCCTGAGATCAAGCAGCTGCAGGGACAGATCAGCGACCTGCGCCTACTGGAGGATGCGGACCTGGCGGAGGTGATTCACCGCAAAGAAGAAAGGCTGAACACGCTGCTGCAGGACTGCGTGAGCGATGGCGGCAGCCGCTTCACGCTCTGCGATGCACTAGAAGCGCTGGATCAACCGGAGGTGTGGGCGGACATGACCAAGACACCGGAGCGGATGCGGCGGCTGGTGTCGCAGTGGGTGGATCGGGTGGTGGTGAGCGATGGAGTGGTGCAGGAGGTGCGGCTACGGGCCGGGGAGGCGGCTGCCCATCCTTAGGGTTAGGCTAGCCACTAGCGAAGCCTCTCTCTTGGATCACGACCGCTACACCCACCCGCCGCTAGCTGCCCGTCAACGCTTTGGCCGCACGCTCACGGCCTGGTGCAACCGCAACGGCTGGATCCACAGCACCCTGCATGAGTGGGGTGAGCAGGCGGGCTTCCCGGCGGTGCGTGATTCCAGCTTCAACAAGCTGCAGAACGCTAAGACCGATCAGCCGCAGCCGCTCACCTTTATCCAGCTGGCACTGGCCAATGCCCGCGTCGCCGAAGGGGACTACAGCGGCGTGAGCGACCGGCGCCTGAAGGATCGGCTCAAAGAGTCGCAGCCGATCACTGACGCCAAGGGCACGCCGTGGCGAGCGACAGAGTTCTTCTCCCATTTCATCGGCGAGCTGGAAGCGCCGGAGTGGCTACAGCAACCGGAACCCTTGTCAGAGGAGGCGGCCAAGGCGTTGAGTGCCGAGCATCAGGGCCGCTTTGAGGCCATTGCCAAAGAGAAGATGCTCAGCCCAGCGGTGGCATGGAAGGAGCTGGAGCAGCACTGCCAAGGCCTGAGCAATGCCCAGCGCGATCTGCTGCGCAACGTCTTAAGCGGCTGGCATCAATGGACGCCGAGCGAGTGGGAGGCGATCACGAGCAACGGCTCCGACCCGGTAACCGAGGCGCTAGCGAAGATGGGGGAATCGCTTGACCGCTAGCGTTGGCTAGCCTAGGATGCAGTGGTGCTGCAGCGACGCGGCACCCGATAACCCCGCATCCATGACCGCTGACTTAACGAAGGCGCTTTGCGCTTTTCATCGTGATGTCTCCACGATCCACAAAGAGGCCAACGCCCAATACGGCAAGTATGCAGACCTAGCCACTGTGCTCAGCACTGTGCTGCCGGCTCTTAGCAAGAACGGTCTAGCAGTTGTCCAAACTTTTGAGCCCGCACAAGAGCCTGGGGACCAAGTGCTGGTTACAACCCTGCTGCATACCAGTGGTGAGCGGATTGAAAGCCGCCTTCCATTGGTTGTACCCAAAGGCCGCAATCCTCTGCACGACTGGGGCGGGGCAACCACCTATAGCCGCCGCTACGCCTTGCTGGCCATTTTGTCTTTGGCCGCAGGCATTGAAGACGACGACGGCGACTACGCCAACGCCCCCGCACCGGCAACGGCAACGGCAACGGCAACGGCTAGCGCTAGCAAGCCACCAGCCAAGCGGGCCAGCTCTCCCAACCCGGAGAAGCTCAGCGCTGCTGAGGTGCAGGAGTTGGTGCAGGCCGTGCTCAAGGTGAGCGAAGAGCGCCGCGCTCAGATTGTGCTGGCCTTTCAAGAACGCTTCAGCCTGCCGCCGGATAAGAAGGCCGCCGACTACATCAAGACCGCCGCGCACCGCGACTTCCTGATGGAGCAGCTCCATGCCGCAGTCGCCTGATGAGC